ATCGCGTACACGCTCATTGTAGCAAGGAAAACAATTCTGTCAATACCCCCATTGCTCTTATGTTATTTGGACGTATAATGTAATTATGAAGAAAACTAAACAAAAGAAGAAAAAAATTGAATTAGAAGAGGACGAAGATGATTTAGGCTTTGATGATTTTGCAGTTCAAATAGAACCAGAAATCATAAAGCCTGCCACAAAAGGACATTACATCGATAACTCAAAGTTTAATGATGAAATGACAAAGTGGATTAAGAAAGTCAGAACGGCTGAAAAAAATGGCAAGGATAGACCACCAGTAACTGACTATATCGCTGAATGTTTCTTAAAAATCGCGGAACATCTGTCCTACAGACCAAATTTCATGAACTACCCTTACAGGGAAGAAATGGTGGGGGATGGAATTGAAAATTGTTTGATGTATGCTCACAATTTTAACCCAGATAAATCCTCAAACCCCTTTTCTTATTTTACTCAAATTATATACTATGCATTCCTTCGAAGAATTGAGAAGGAAAAGAAGCAATCATATGTAAAATTTAAGATAATGGAAGAAAATGCCGACGATAAATTCTACAAGTGGTTTAAAGAAAACTACTTTGAGAAGGACGGCAAGCCTGAATTAGCAGATGTGTTCAATCTCACAGAAAGAGATGTGGAAAGATTTGAAGAAAAGGCTGGCGGAAACGCCAAAAAGAAGACTAGAAAAAAGAAAAAAGTCATTAAAAGAGGTTTAATGTGAAAATAGCAGTCATCAATGACACCCACTTCGGAATCAGAAATGATTCCGATTTGTTTTTAAATTACTTCATAGAATTTTTTAGAGATCAATTTTTCCCCTACTTAAAAGAAAATAAAATTGATACAATAATCCACCTTGGAGATTTCTTCGATAGAAGAAAGTATATAAATTTTAATACTTTAAACAGAGTTACGAATGAAGTCCTAATTCCTTTGAAGGAAATGGGAATTCAAATGCATTGCTTAGTAGGAAATCACGACACCTATTACAAGAATACAAATCGGGTCAATTCTGTATGTCAGCTACTTCCAGCCTTTGATAATATTAAGACCTATGGAGAGTTTGATGTTATCAACATTGATGGAACTGAGATCGCTATGGTTCCTTGGATCAATGATTCAAATGAGAAAGATATTGTCAAGCAACTCAAGAAATGCAAAGCAACTATTGCCTGTGGGCATTTTGAATTGACTGGATATGAAGTTCTTCGTGGTGTTAAGTTTGATGGCGGTATGTCAGATGAAGTTCTTAGTAAGTTTGAAATTGTTCTTTCTGGGCATTTTCATCTAAAATCATCACATAAGAACATTTATTATCTTGGTACTCAATACCAGATGTTATTTTCTGACATCAATGAAGCCAAAGGGTTTCATGTGTTTAATTTGAAATCTAGAGAATTAGAATACATTCAAAATAGAAATTGTATTTTCCATAGAATTTTTTATGATGACAGTGCAACTCCAAAGATCGACAAAATAGATTTTTCTCAATATGAGAATAAGCTTGTAAAGATTATAGTTCAGCGAAAAACTAATCCAGCAACTTACGAAAAATTCATTGATGGCATCAATTCTGCAAATGCCCATGAGATTTCTATTGTAGATGAGACATTCGTACCAGATGATTCAAATGATGTTGCAGATTTGAGTGTTGATACGTTATCTTTTATCGAAAAAGAAATTGATCAATTAATTGATGTAAAGAACAAAGACGAACTCAAGAAAATGGTGCATGATATTTATTTTGAAAGTCTAGATAATGATTAAGTTTACAAAACTGAGATTCAAGAATTTTGGTTCTTTTGGCAATAACTTTACCGAGATAGACTTTGGTAAGAAGGGAAACTATCTTGTATCTGGGCGTAATGGTGATGGAAAGTCATTTGCCTTCTTAGATGCTATTACTTTTGGTTTATTTGGAGTTCCTTTTAGGAACATCAATATTCCTCAATTGGTCAACAGTGTAAATAAGAAGAATTGTACTGTTGAGGTAGAATTTGATATTGGAATCACCAAATACATGGTTAGGCGTGGTCTAGCACCGAAGACATTTGAGATTTATAAAGATGGCAAGCTGATAGAACAAGCAGCCAAGACTAAGGAATATCAGGAATATCTGGAAAAGAGTATCCTAAAGATGGGATACAAGTCCTTTACACAGGTTGTAATTCTTGGAAAGTCTTCGTTTGTTCCCTTTATGCAACTTACTGCTGCTGACAGACGCGAGGTTATTGAAAATGTATTGGATATTGGAATCTTTAGTTCCATGAATTTGGTTCTAAAAGGCAAAATTTCACAGCAGAAAGAGTTTATTAAACAAAAAAAGACCGATTTATCCACAATTCAGGGCAAAGTAGATGTTTTGGATCGTAATCGCCAAGAATTGGAAAAGAAAAAGCAGGATATCGAAACCAAGCTACAAAATAGACTAAAGGAAATAGATGTTAGTATCGCTAACTACAGCGAACCTATAGCCTTATTAGAGGCAGAACTAGCCACCAAGGAGGCGATTCTAGCCACTTTCGCAGAAACCAAGTATACTGGTATGCTTGAACTAAGATCCAGCTTAAAAGCCAATCTAGACGCATTAACGGAAGACATCCAGTTTTACCAGCAAAATGAAGTATGTCCTGCGTGTAAGCAGGCTATAACGGATAATCATCGCAACGAAATTTGCTCAAATAAAAATACTAAAAAGAGCGAAATTGACACAGCCATTCAAAAATTGAATGAGATGATTCAAGAACAAAAGAATAATGATGATTCTAGAAAGACTTTAGAGAGAGAAATAGCAAATATTAAAAACGATATAAGGCAATCATCCCAAAAAATTGCCAATTTAGAAGAACAAAAGAAAATTTATGAAAAAGAAGCCAAAATTGATCTGGTGGATACTATCGAAAAAATTACAAGTGACATTGCTACTTTTAAGAAAGAAGCTAAGTCATGTCAACGAAGCTTGGATACACTTTATAATGAGAACGAAGATCTAGAAATACTTTCTGGGCTTCTTAAAGATAGTGGTATTAAGACCAAAATTATTCGCCATTATCTTCCATTGATGAATCAGATCGTGAACAAGTATCTTTCCAATATGAATTTCTTTGTCCATTTTTACCTAGACGATGAATTTAAGGAAACAATCAAGAGTCGCCACCGAGATGACTTTTCTTACATGAGTTTTAGTGAAGGTGAAAAGCTTAGAATAGATCTAGCTCTTCTTTTGGCTTGGAGAGAAGTTGCCAAGCAAAAGAATAGCGTTAGTTGCAATCTATTAATTCTGGATGAAATTTTTGATTCTTCTCTAGATTCTGTCGGTACTGATGAATTGATGAAAATTCTAAATATATTAGGTAAGGAAACTAATGTGATTGTAATCAGTCACAAAACAGATCAGCTTACCGATAAGTTTAAGTACATTTACACGCTGGAGAAGAAGAATAACTTTAGCAAAATAAGCCTTACATAAATGTACAACTACCGAGGAAAATTTCGAATACTACAGCCAGATGGCAATATGACCGTCTATTCTCAATATGATGTTGTCGAGAAGGAAGGCAAGCATTATATGGCTGTGTTTGATACCTATGGTTTTTCTCCGGAACACGGAGAACTTCGCGGTTGGAAAAAAATAAATGGAACTGTTCCTGTCACCAGTAGCAGTGCCCCATCCAATCCTGATGTCGGACAGCAATGGCTTGATACTGTTTCTGGAATTCTATTCGAATATGTTGACGATGGAAATTCTAAACAGTGGTTAGCCATTAGCTAGGAGACTTATGGGATACTATTATGAGAAGAAGAAGAATAATAGTTGGAGAAGAAAATTTTACAGAGAATTGGCAAAGAAGCAAAGGCGTTCTACCCGTCATTATTTGAACAAGCTTGTTCAAGATGTTTGCTCAGGAACTATTGACTTTGATGAGTTCTTGGATATGATGCGTAGAAGAGGTAATATATTATGAAAACAAAAAGTGCCACCAAGCTAAGTAAAGAGACATTGCAGATTCTAAAGAACTTTGCATCTCTCAATTCCAATCTTCTTGTCAAGCCCGGTAATCGTCTTGTCACGGTTACTCCATACAAGAACGTGATGGCAGAAGCCATCATTCAGGAAGAGTTTGATACTGAGTTTGCTATCTGGGATCTTTCGAAGTTTCTCGGCATTGTGTCGATGTTCGAAGATCCAGACTTCATCTTTCACGACAAGTATGTCGAGATTGAAGGTAGCAATCACTCTACCGTAAAGTACTTCTATTGTGATCCGAAGCTTATTACTTCGTATCCGACGAAGAATCTTGTCATGCCTCGCATTGTTCTTGAACTTGAGTTCTCGGAGCGCAAGTTAACTGAACTACAAAAGGCAGCATCCATTCTACAGATTCAGGATCTCAAGATCTTCTGCGACAGTGGTAGTATTATGGGTGAGATGTTCGATTCTAAGGACAGCACTACAAACACCTATAGCGTAGAGTTCCCATACGATGGTGAACTTGAGACTGATGAGTTTGAGTTCCACTTCAAGATTGAGAATCTGAAGTTTATTCCGGGAGCTTATAAGGCACAGTTCTCGGAGAATATTGTGTCTAAGTTTATCTGCAACAATACTCCAATTTCATATTGGGTTGCAATGGAACCGTCTTCCAACTACGGAAAGTAAGTAAATGAACATTGATCACTTTGTATGGGCGGAAAAATACCGCCCATCATCCATTTCTGAATGCATTCTTTCTAAGGAGAATGCAAGTACATTCAGTAGCATGGTAAAGCAAGGAGAACCCCAGAATCTTATGCTATCTGGTCCAGCCGGATGCGGTAAGACTACGGTTGCTAAGGCTCTTTGCAAGGATCTCGGATGTGATTACATTCTGATCAACTGCTCTGAAGACGGAAATATTGATACTCTTCGTACAAAGATTCGTGGATTTGCTAGCACTGTATCGCTGACAAGCGCAAAGAAGGTAGTGATTCTTGACGAGTTTGATTATAGTAATGCAAATAGCATTCAACCCGCTTTGCGCGGGGCTATTGAGGAGTTTTCCTCCAATTGTAGATTCATTATGACTTGCAATTGGCCGAGTCGCATTATTGATCCTCTGCATTCCCGATGCACTCATATCTCATTTGTGATTCCCTATGAGGAAAGATCTACGCTTGCGACTAATATGTTCAAGCGGGTGAAACATATTCTTGATACTGAAAAGGTATCGTATAACGACAGTGCTCTTGCTACTCTAGTAAATAGTCATTTTCCTGACTTTAGGCGTATAATCAATGAGCTTCAGAGATATTCTGTCTCTGGCATGATTGACATTGGTATTTTGAGCCAATGTAAGGAAATTGACCTCAAGAAGCTGGCTGGATACATGTCCAGTAAGAATTTTGCTGAGGTTCGTAAATGGGTCGTCAATAATCTTGAGAATAACAACACAGATATTTTCCGAAGGATTTATGACAATCTGACTGATATGCTACAGCCAGCCAGTATTCCACAAGCAGTCATGATTATTGCAGAATATCAATATAAGGCAGCATTCGTCGCAGATCAAGAGATCAATATGACTGCATTCTTGGTAGAAATCATGATGCAATGTGAGTTTAGGAAGAAATGAACCTATCCAAGGTATTAGAAAGTATCAATTACACGAAGGAAGATGCCCTTGCCGACAACGATAAGGACTATGTTCCATTTGTGGTAAATAGATCATTATCTTACTTTATCGATACTATCGCCTATGCTAATCAGATGAATCTGTATCCCCATCTGAATAAACGACTTCAGTACGATTACTTAAGAAACGCTGTTCGCAAGAAGCGTAGATTCAGCAAATGGGCCAAGAAGGTCGAGAATGACTGTCTAGAAGCCGTGTGCTTTTATTATGGATGCTCCAAGGTAAAAGCACTAGAAATCATCGGACTTCTTTCCCAAGACCAAAAAACACATATACAAACCGAATACGAAAAACTCCAAAAAACCTAAATAAATTGGTATTATGGAGTTTTTATGGATAATAATGACATATTTGATGGTTTAGGTGTTGAAATTACATTAAAAGATAAAGACGCTTTCTTGAAAGTCCGAGAGACTTTAACGAGAATTGGCGTATCTTCTAATCCAAACAAAAAACTATATCAGTCTTGCCATATCTTGCACAAGAAGGGCAGATATGCTATAATGCATTTTAAAGAATTGTTTGTTTTAGACGGTCTGGATAGTGATATGGATGAAACTGATTTGGCAAGAAGAAACACTATAGTGAAGCTTCTTGTTGAATGGGGTCTAGTAGATCCAGTAGATGAGAATAGATATAAAGAGCCTCAGCTTCCGCTGAATAAGCTCAAGATCATTCCCTTTAAGGAGAAGGGTGATTGGAATCTAGTTCCTAAGTACCATATTGGAAAGAAATAATGAATATTGTTAATGATTATGATTTGTATGATAAAGCAA